TTTTTTGTTGTTTGTTTGTTGTTTGTTTGTTGTTTGTTTGTTGTTTGTTTGTTGTTTGTTTGTTGTTTGTTTGTTGTTTGTTTGTTGTTTGTTTGTTGTTTGTTTGTTGGATTGTTATCCTCTTTGAAAAAAAACCGGATAAAACCCCAAGTTTTGTCTATTTACATTTTTTTATTATTATATTGTTATTGTGGTTATAATTATTATATTCAAGTAAAGAAAAGAGAATGAATGATAAAACAACCAATGCTAACACCAATGATAACAATGACAATATTAAACAAATACAATTTTCGGCAGATTTTATTAAAGCAAAACAACCAAAAAAAACTCGAAAAAAGTCAGCGCCCAAAATGTCTACTGGAAGTGTGAATACAATTAAAAACAATTTAATTCAACGCATTCAGTCGCATAAAATGGACGAAATGGGAGAAATTAAAAAAATTCACAGCGATGCTGCAACCAGACACGCAACAAGAAATATAAATACTCAAAATCAAAATTATGGACGACCATTTACTACAAATCACTTGGAAGATGCAATGTCTTATCTTTCAAAAATAACACCACATAAACCCCTGAACCAAACTATTAAACAACATGCCCCAGACCCACCATATGGCGTGTTAAAAGGAGGTGCAAAACCGTTATATCGCAATTGGGTGAATAAAACAATCAAGCATTCTAATAATCACATGATAGACAATACCAATAATATCCAAATCAATAATGCCATAAAAATCACCAGAAACCGCAAGATGACTTTAGGAAAAAATAAAATAAACGTGGGAGTATTAATAAAAAATGCAAAATCACGAAAAGATATTATTCGTGCAAAATCGGAAATACAAAATGCGAACATTCACGATATTAAGACAGATTTATTTAAAAAAGGAATCATTCGAACTGGGTCTGTCGCGCCAGACGATATGCTGAAATCCATGTATGAATCTTCTATTTTAACGGGATATGTAACAAATACCAGCAATATGTACCAAAACGCACTGGATGAAAAATAATGTTGCTATAAGCCTCGACATTTGCAGTCGTTCATCCAACTTGGCTAAAAACGTCACCTATGCAGATATTGTATCGCTAATAGTTTAACGTCGTTTTTTTTTGCCGTGTGTTTTATTCAAATGCGAGGTTAAAGGCACGGATTTCAAAGAATTGCGTTGTTTTGTATTTTTTAATTTATAAGGTTGGTGCTTATAAGTATGCTTGGTTGGAAAAAAACGAAAGTGTTTTTTAGATTTTTTTAGATTTAGTTTATTATTATTTTTTAAAGGTTTAGATTCAATTTCCGCTACAATCATTTGTATTGTATTTTCAGACGGAATTTCAACGGATGCATTGTCTTTGCTTATATTATTTACATCGTTTCGTTCATTCATTAACATCATTAATTTATTATATAAATCGTCTTCTATAACGGCGTTGTCGTCTGTTTCGCCCTTGTCTTCGTTCTCGTTCTCGTCTTCGTTTTCACTCATGTTATTGTTTAGGGACGATATGTTGGTGTATAAACTATACGGAATAGATAATTTTGAATATAAATTATCTGTTTCTTTATCTTCTTCATTCGATCTAATTCCTCCATTTTTTGGAGAATTATTTTTAAATAATGAAGACACATTAATAACCATTTGGTCCATTTGTAATAATACAATATAAAAAAATAGTATAAAAAGTATAAATTAAATAAAATTAACTATTAATGTTTTTTAATTTAATTAATCAATTAAACAAATGTATCTATTCATCTTTATATTATAGCACGTGTGTACGGCATTGGGTAATTCAATATATCCAAAAACCTGGATACCGCTATTGGAATTATATTTTTCCTCCTATTAATACTATGGAATTGTTGGTATATTGTACTAAAACTAAAACTAAACAACAACTCGCTAAACATAATATCATAAAAACATTTACATTAATTTCTACAATAGAACATGAAATATATATAACGAGTCATAAACTATTTTGTTCGACATTGCAAGATTACCAGCATTATAATCTTATTTATCCTGTATTAAAATTAGAAGAATCAAACGTTCGTTTTTTGGGGGTTGAACTGCAATTTAAAACAACAAACGACGGAGATATTGTTAAAATCAATATAGATTTTGATTTACCATTTAAATATAATTATTATATTGTTGGTAATAAAATATGCGCTCGTTTTATTGATTATTTTATACATACATACCATCCTATTTGGATCAAAGAACAACAATTGGTTTTACCAATTCAATATAACATGGTTGTCATTGATGACAATATAACAGAAATTACATTAACAGAAAAAGATGCAATTATTTTGAAAAAAAAAGATTATGAAATTGTAATTTGTTAGTTTACATAAATCCCCGGTTTTCTGACTTGTTAGATTTTTCACCAATAACATATCCTTCATCATCGTCAGACAAATAGTTATTTTCTTTTTCAATTTTTTCAATGTATTGATTTTTAATATTAAAATCTGCATCATTCAATTCGCACAATAATTCATCGTCGTCATTGTTTTGAATAACAATTGTCTTCATATGTTTGACTTCCAAATTCGTTGTTTGTTTTACAGGATCAATATGTTCTTTAGTAACAATGGACTTTTTTTGTTCGAACCTTACCTTTTTATGGGGCAATAATTCATTTTTTGTATTTTTTATATTTTTTGTATCATATAATTGTTTGTATTCATAGCAGTAATCAATCTTTTTATGGGGCAATAATTCATTTTTTGTATTTTTTATATTTTTTGTATCATATAATTGTTTGTATTCATAGCAGTAATCAATCTTTTTATGGAGCAATAATTCATTTTTTGTATTTTTTATATTTTTTGTATCATATAATTGTTTGTATTCATAGCAGTAATCAATGTCATAGCAGTAATTAATGTTGTCCAATATAATCACCTTTTTTTGCAGTTTCATTTTGTTTATGAATATTAACTGTAAAGTGTGTTAACACGTACTAAAAACAAAAAAGAGTGAAAATGTAAATCATTTTTTGTTTTTATTACGTGTTATAATGACTTTGCTAAAATAGTGGATAAATGGAATCACAAACATAATAAATTAGAATCGAGAATACGCGAAAAAAACCAAATGCGATATGTTGCATACACTCGTGCAAAAGAGAATCTATATATTTCAGAAAATTGATAAAACGAATAAAATAATATATTGAAATATTTGATGAATATAAAAATAAAAAAAATATAGGAAGTATATTAAAGAATGAAATTTTACCAAACAATTATTATTTGGCTTATACTGAATATTTTAATTGGATTAACCATGGATTTTGCGTTATTTACACAAACCACGGGAGATATGAAGAATGTATCTATTTTGCAAAAAATCATTACCTCTGAATTTTGGGCATCTATTGAGTGGATGTTTGTTATTCCATCGAATCGCATTGGTTATTTATTTTTAAACCCTGCACAAATATCTCTATCGTCATATGTGTTTGATTTTTTGGCACAAATTTGGTCCAATGCATTTTGGTTAAAATTGCCCACATCCATAGACGACTACGCGGGAATGGTAATTATTTTGTTTGGTATGTATGTTGCAAAATTCAAAATCTTGGGATAAATTGGTAAATTTTCCAGTACATTTGCGTCGGATTTTTTTCCCATTTATTAGACGCATCAAAGTCGTACATTACGTGATTATACGTATTTATTAATTTAAAACCCAATGGCTCCAATAAGTCATCAAAATATTTTTCCCGTTTATAATTGCCGATATATTCGTCATTTATATATTTTTGTACTTCTTGCAAAGGCATTATTTTATCCGTTTCCATTAAACGATACAAGTGATGTTCCCAGTCAATTAAACATTTTACATCTTTGGTGCTTGCGTCATGTTCTTTAATTATTAAAAACCCATCTGGTTTCAAGTGACGCTGAATAAAGACAGCAGCATTTTGAATATTTACATCCGTCATGTGGTGCAGCGAAACACTGCATATAATATAATCTGCGTTATTAAAGAGCAGATCAGCCACACTATTTACATCGTCATGTGGTTGGTTAATATAGGTTACCAAATTTGATTTGTTTTCAAACGCAAATGACCCATTGTCTATACTAACTACATTTTCTTTTGGTATTTGGTATTTTTCTGCAAAATAACGCAACATATCGCCTGTCCCTCCCCCAATATCAATTAGTCGAGATTGAGGAGTTAACATTGGGTGCTGTAAGATTCTATTAAAATAGGAAATTATTTGATTGGAAATATATTCCTTACTATTATAATCCTTGTTTTTGTCCTCTTTGTTTTTGTCCTCTTTGTTTTTAAGATTTTTTTGGTTTTGTTTTAATAATTTATCAATTTTATGTAAAATGTCTGCGGATGGATTGCTGGATGAAACTGCACTTTTAATAAGATGTATTAACTTGTTTTGTACGTTTGTGCTTTGTATTTTGGTTGTTTTGTACAAAACATCATTTAACCGTTTGTCGTACTGACACTCTAAATCCGCTTCCTTTTCTTCTATTGCTGCATCACCATACCTTTTGTCTATATTTGGTCTGGTTATTTTGTCTATATTTACTTCTTCAACATTGGTCGAAATTTGTTTGTTTAAATGCTTGGCGGTAATGTCGGAAAAATTCTTTTTTGTGTGATTGCGACTTTTATAAATAAAATACCGATTTAAAAAGGATATTTTCTGTTCATACTTTTTCATTTCCGCAGCGGTTCCGTATTTATTATGAGACTGGGTCATTTGGTGGTATAAATCTCCAAATAGTGCACTGCTTTTTTTTAACGGAAATTGAATATCCTTCAGTTCCGACTCGGTTAACAAATACAATCCGTATTCATTCATTGTTTTATCAAATAAATTATTATTCACCAAATATTCGGGTTGCCATGAATTGAAACTTTCTTGGTATACTAAAATTTCCATCCCTAAACTGGCTTCTCCTTCAGGAAATACTTGAATATCCGAGTTATATTTTTTCACCACTTGCCAAACCAATTTGTCTTTTTCCACTATTGATTCTTCGTTTTTATCTTTTAGCAAATCGAATAGTTGTTTTCCGTCATAACAAGTGGCTATATAGTAGCCGTCATATTTGGTACATTCGGCAATGTTTTGCACGAAATTATAAAAACTATCTGCAGATTCATACATATAATGCATCGCAAATTGGCAAGAAGATACATTAAATCCATCTTTCCCACGATTTGCTTGAGCCATCACTCCTTTACCAAGGACAGACGCATTATGGGTACCAACATTCACTTGTTCCCCAAACACGACATCGTTTATTTTTTTCCCCTTTTCCCCGAATATTGCTTTTCCAGATATAATGTTTTTTTTACTATCTGCGTGTACAAATAATGCATGAGGCATCTTGGGGTAATTTTTTAAATCATTAAGATATCTGGAACATGCCCCATCCAACGAATTCGTCAATCCGGATTCGGAATAATCTAATCCGTATACAAAATCTAATTTTGCTTCTCTCCATTTTTGTATATCTCCGCCTCGACCACATGCAAAATCAATCAAAGTATTTCTGGGATGACATACGCTTTGGATGAGCAATTGTTTTACATACTTATTGTGAAAATCACGCAATCCTCGCGTTTGTGTATTTTGACCGGATTCTGTTTTATAATATAAATCGGATTCTTGGTCCATTTCAATTTCGGATTGGTCATTGTTTTTTCCAGTAGTAATCATATATTTAGTGACAGGGTGATGAATAGACGTCCAATTACTATTTGCAGTTTCGAATGAGTTGCCAAATTGATTTTGTTTGTTTTTATATTCGGATGTTTTGTCATACCGCAATCTTAAAGGAATCCACGTTCCATTTTTCAGGTCATAACGAAATTCTACAATTGTGTCGTTTTCAAATACTTGTTTATCCTCCGTCATCATTAATCCTTCTTTTGTAAGTTTTATTTTTGTAAATGCTGCTGTTGCATCGTATGGGTTCGTTGGGACAAACGGGATTGCTTGATAAGAGTATTTTTTTCTTGGATCCACTGTTGTGTAACGCGGCACATCCCCGTTATATATTTTTTCGCAAGGATATTGAAATATTTCATTTTGTCCTTTACTTCCACAAAAGAGTTGTAAATGCTTGTATTGCAACATTTGAACTTCGTTTTTCAAGTCGGTGCCGTCTTGGTATGCGTTGTGTATTATATCTGAACCGCCTTTTTGCTCCACTTTTACTAAAAAGTCGTTGGTATTTAATTCCGGCGGCTTCCATTTCAATGAATAATCCCACGTGGTTCTATGTAGTGGTCCCACATTTCCAATACTATTTCCCCCCACTCCTAAAGAAGTAGGGGTAAAAATCGCCCCATCTGTATAGTAAGGATACTCGGCATTTAATATTGCTTTTGCAGCCGTAAATATATTATATGCGTTTCGCATTTCTTCCTTGTCTACAATTTTTGCATGGTCTATATTTGGATAAAATATTTTGCTGCGAAATATCATTACAGGGGGAACCACACTTGGCAAAAAGATATTATCCATCAATTCATTTAATAAAACCAACCGATATTTGTTCGTCCATGATTCGTTATTTTCATCTATTTTTACAACCACTTCGTTATCTTCCTTATTATTATCTGTGTTGGTTGCGTTTTTATATTTAAGCAATTCTTCCTCTTTTTTTCTCAAGTTTTTTTCCAGTGCTGCAGGAATTGGCATAAATTTTAAAAATCGCACATCTTTCCCACGCAAATAATATAAATCAAACGCGGCGTACGTATTTATAAAAGTATTGCGTTTATCATGTGTAATTAGTTCGCCATCTATGATAGAGTTTTTATATATTTCGGGGTCGCATTTCATTCCAGTAAATTTCACTTGCATGTTGGATGTAATCAAGTATATTTTTCCAACGGAATTGATAAACATTAAGTGTCGTTCTCCGTCCGCCTTTTCCGTCACACAAAATCCTCCCGGAATTCGTAAATTGGGGACATTAGAATCTGTACTTTTAGTAATATTAGCTACTTGCAATGTCTTGGTTGAAGGACCAATAAACAACGATTTGGCTCGGTTTCCGCGATTATTTAAATCGTAATCATTGGATACATCCAGTACTTTTGCATAATCTCGCAATACCATTTCTTGTTCTTTGATGGAAATAGGATAATTAGATTCTTGAATTCCCCCCAGCACATATTTAATATATTTTTTAAAATTCGCAATGATTGCATTTTTTACCACGATTTCTGTCAAACGAAGTCCTTCTTTATCTATTTCAGTACCATAAAAATAATATTGCTTATCTTTTCTAAATTCAATCTCCACTTCATATGTTTCTGGATTGGCAAAAGACTGAATGAACGTTTGGTTTTTAGACTGAATTACTGTACTTAAATCAATCGTCAAGTAGGGGAAATTTTCATGAACGAAAGATAGGCGTATAATGTAACGGAATGTTTTGGATATGGAATTAAATCGTGATTTTATATTTTCTTTTTCTTCTTGGTTCACCTTATCTTCCGTTGACAAGGTAAAATTAAATGGAAACTCTTTTTCTTTCGAAAAGTCCAGTTGCGAAATTCGTTTTTTTCGTTCGATATTTTCATACATTTCGTCCGTCAACTGACTATTGTTGCAATATTGGTATATATTTTGTTCTCCTATAACCGGGACACGAATTCCGTCATTCAACAAAATATTCAATGATGCTGTTGCGGGATTGCGTGTAAATCCAAGTGACAATAATTTTTTAATCACATTGTCATGGTTAATTTTCGATATATCTTTAAAACGTGTCTCTAATTCTTCGTCGATTTCTGTGCCGGTTTTAGATGCCCCAATTTTATCCAAAAACAAATTGCATAAATTAGACAATTCGCCAAATATGGCGCCTTGTTTAGTCGCTACATCCACAACATTCGACATTTTTCTATATTTGTATAATATTACTATTTATTTCATTTTTTATTTAATCGAAAGCATGAACGTTATTTTATTTTTTGTTAGTTTGTATGTTTTTTAGAGGGAATAATTAAAAAAAAACATTGTATTATAATAATAACACACATGGGATTTCCGAAAAGATTGAGTGAATTATGCACACCTTCGCGTGTTTATTTTTTAGTGTCGTTGGTGGTGATGATATTTTCTATTATTCAAAACATTAACAATACGAACAAATATTGTTTGGGTAGTTTTGCGTGTGAAGTACCAAGTACTATATTGGTGTTTGTTGTTAAAATATGTTATATTTTGTTTTGGGCGTGGATTTTAAATATTATTTGCAAAGACAATCATAAAAATGTGGCGTGGTTTTTAGTTATTTTGCCGTTTGTGTTTTATTTTGTTATTATAGGAGCCGTCATGATGAACCAGAACAGAAAAATAAATAAATAATTTGTATAGCAAAAATTTCCCCCGTTCTAGCATTCATTTATTTAACGCATTATTTATTATAAAATAAATAATGTTATAATAAATGAATGTCGAACATTTGCCAACGGTGGAACCGACCAAAACTGGGTTCGAACCAGTGTTTGTATATTTACCAATAGTCTTGGACGATACTTTAGGTCAAACACAACATACAAACAAACAAATCATGGATTTTTTAAAAGATAGACATGTTATACTTGACGACAAGGCGAAAATAGAAACAAATGAAATAAACCTTCCAAAAGAAGGAAAAAAACAAAAAATAAAAAAAATAAAAAAAGACAACCGAAACAACAAGGAAGAAAGAGACCAGGGAGAAAGAGAGGAGGGGGAAGAAAGAGATGACAAGAAAGAACAAAAAGAAAAGGATATTGATGAGGATGAGGAGGATGACGGCGACGATAACAATTATTTGGAAAATTTACCGCCAACCACAGAACCGTTTAAAATTAGTGGAAAGTCAAAATATTACATGAATAATCGCAAAATATTTATACATTTTATAAACAATCTCTTTGGCAAATATCGAGCCGAGTTAATAGATAACGCATCTCCCGTTACCTGCGACAATATAGGAAAAAGCACCAAAATGGATTTAATGGTACACCAAAAATTAATTCGCGACTACATCAACTTATATACTCCGTATCGCGGTCTTTTGTTGATTCATGGTCTTGGTTCAGGAAAAACTTGTTCTTCAATTGGAATCGCAGAAGGATTTCGCGACACACGCAAAATCATTATTCTTACTCCCGCATATTTGCAAAAAAATTATATCGGGGAAATTAAAAAATGCGGAGACATGATGTATCGGTTAAAACAACACTGGGAATTCATCCCCATTTTTCCTGAATCGGCGAAAAAAAACAACATGATTGCTCTATTAGGATTGTCCAATTTAGTACAAAAACAAAAAGGATTTTGGTTGATGGACGCAGCCAAGACCGATTCTAATTACAATACATTAACAGATGAACAAAAAATAACCCTAGACAATCAATTAGATGTGATGATACATAATAAATATCATTTTATTAATTATAACGGGTCTCGTTTTGGTAAAGAAATCGCAAAAGGAAAAAAGAAAAATATATTCAATAATTCTGTGGTGATTATTGATGAAGTACATAATTTAGTCAGCAACATTGTGAATAAAATTAAACAGACCAAAGATTATACCAAACTCCAAGCATCTAAAACATCCGCCCCTATTTTATTTTACAAAATGATTATGGAAGCACATAATTGTCGCATTATTATGCTGTCTGGAACCCCGATATTAAATTATCCTAATGAAGTTGCGGTGCTATTTAATATGCTACGAGGATATATTTATACGTTTAATTTCACCATAAGCGACGAAAACAAAGGGAATAACAATAAGCGGTTGTCTACCAATTTTTTCTCCCAACTATTGACTAAGGATAAATCTGTCGAAAAAATAGTGGACTACATTCACTACGAACCAAAAACAAACAATCTAACCGTCACTAAAAATCCGCTTGGTTTTCGAAATGAATATTCTTCTTCTGGTTCTTATGAAGGGGTTGAATATGAAAAGGAAAGAGAAATAGAAGAAAATATAACCGACGAACAATTCAAAACACATATTAAAATAGCATTAAATACAAACAACGTACAAATTACAAGTGTAACAACTGTTAAAAATCTGGCATTGCCTGATAAATTGGAAATATTTAATGACAAATATTTGGACGAAAATAAAGGAATAAAGAATTTTGAAAATTTTAAAAGACGGATTGTCGGATTGGTTTCTTATTTTCGAAGTGCAGACGAGGCACTATTGCCCAAGTTTGATAAAAATACAGACATTCATACGGAATACGTGGTTATGAGTTCTCTGCAATTTCGCATTTATAAAGCGGCTCGAATCAAAGAACGAACCACGCAAACACAACAACAACAGTTAAATCGCATGCAAGCATTATATGGAGAAGATAAATCGTCATCGTCATACCGAATTGAATCGCGACGTATTTGTAATTTTGTTTTTCCTGAAAGCATCATACGACCAGTCCCCGCAAAACGAAAATATAAAAAAAAATCAGATGGAGATGTGGAACCAAATGTGGAACCAGATGTGGAACCAAATGTGGAACCAGATGTGGAACCAAATGTGGAACCTGAAGACGTGGATGAGCCGTTTGGTGATAAATTATATACTATTAAATTACGCGAAGCATATGAAGAACTATCCGAGAAAAAGGATGAATATTTAAAAATGCCCCGATTAAAAGAATATAGTCCTAAATTTGCGCGAGTCTTGGAAAATATTGAATCGCGTTCTCGTGGAAAACATTTGGTATACAGTCAATTTCGAACATTGGAAGGAATTGGGATTTTTGCTCTATGTTTAGAAGCCAATGGATTCGTTCAATTTAAAATTAAACGGACTGGTGTTGGGGCGTGGACATTGGATATGAACGAAGAAGATATTGGAACCAAACCAATGTATGCTCTATACACCGGACAGGAGGATAACGAAGAACGAGAAATTATCCGATATATTTTTAACGGAGAACGCGAACAAACGCCAAACAACATTCAAGAAATGCTTGATAGTCGGGTGAATCCAGAAAAAGGCAATATTGCTGGAGACATAATCCGTGTATTTATGATTACGGCATCTGGGTCTGAAGGAATTAATCTGATGGAAACGCGATATGTACACATTATGGAACCATTTTGGCATTATGTGCGAACCGAACAAGTAATTGGAAGGGCTCGAAGAATTTGTAGCCACAAAAAATTGCCTCTTGAAGCCCGGACGATAGAAGTATTTTTATATATGATGCAGTTCACAACAAATCAACTAATCGATGCTATTGAAATAAAAAAATATGATCTCGGGAAATTACCCGAAAATGCCAATAGACCCTTGACAACCGACGAACAATTATATGAAACCGGGCAAATCAAGGAACGCATTAATTCAAAATTATTAATGGGGATGAAAGAGGCATCCATTGATTGTGAGGTATACACTAAAAATAACGCAAAAGAAGGCATTCGATGTATTAAAATACCCAGTTCTACCAAACCCGATGAATTCATCTATGCTCCTAATTATGCAAATGATCCCGAAATTGAAGATCATGTTGCAAAGGTACCCATTGCTGCAACCACCTTGCAATCACAAAAAGTATTGACGTTTAAACATAAAAATATAAATTATATATTTGATCCAGATACGCATTTTGTATATGAATATGCTACTTATTCTGACCCAATTACACGGACTAAAGTTGGCAAGTTGGTGGATAAACGATTGGTGTTTGATAAAGCATAATTAATTTCCTTTTTAACTAACAAAAATAATAATAATTAAAAATATTCTTGTAGAAACAATTGATTATAATGTTTTTTGTTAGTTTGTTAATGTTTGATTTTTTGGATAAACCCCAAAATAAAACACTATGTAAAACAAAAAAAATGATTTAAAAACAATTTACATTATATATTATTTAACATAATTAGTGTGCCGTACATTGAATAATGACTACCTTATCTAATCATCCCATTTCTCTATCAAAAAACAAAACCAGAAAAAATATTAAAAAAATTTGGGATTTTTACGACCAAACTAAAAAAAGCATTACCAATAATCCGAATGAAACTACTACCAGTTGTAAAAATGACGAAAACAAACAGAAGGCGTGTTGCCTTATTCCATCGAATTTAAATATATTGGACGATAATTTTATTACTTGTTTGGTCTGCGGAACAACCAATATTAATTTAGTTGATTCGTCCCCAGAATGGCGATTTTATGGGACAGATGATACCAAGGGTTCGACAGACCCGTCTAGATGTGGCATTCACAACAATCCCATGCTCGAAAATAATCTATCTTGTTCTTTTCAAACAGGACACCCAAATCAATTTAACAAACATATTTCCACATTAATCCGATATACAAACTCTTCTAATTTCACCTACAAAGACAAAACTGTGTTGGAAGATATTAAAAGTATTGAAAAATTGGGATTTAGAGGCAAATTCACCCAATGCATTATTGATAATGCGATTATTATTCATAAACAAATTACTTCTTACTTGAACGTGTCAGACATTCATTATCGTTCCGACAATAAAGATAGCATTTTATATGGAGACTTTGATCTTGCGTGCAAATTTATGGACGTTCCGAGAACAGCCAAAGAATTTTCCAATGTATGGGATTGCGACATTCAAATCATCACATCTGGATGCAAAATCGTACAAACTATTTATGCACAAATCGAACAAAATATCCACGACTCACTTAAAATTACATCCAAACACACCAACCCATCTTGCTTTATATCTCGATTTTGTTCTAATCTACAAATAACCGATGCACAGTTTACGAAAATGTGTGCATTTATTATTACCAAAACAAAAAATATAAATTCATTGGATCCGCACAACTCACAATCGATCGCTGCCGGTGTTATTTTGTTTTTAGCAACTCATTCCACTTTATTACATCATAATTTTAATCATAAAAACATTTCTAAAGCTGTTGGAGTTAGCGATGTTACTATTTCCAAAGTAAATGTTAAATTATTCGAATATCACACCAATCAACATAAACTCATTCCTACTAAATTTATTCGCGCCAACTAACAAATTAAGGAATTATTATTATTGTTTATTTTTATAAAAGCCAAAATGTATTTACGAATACATTTCTTCCAAATATTTCTGGGCTTTTAATTTTTTAATTTCCTTGGACCCAGTGAATTTTTGTATCATTGATTCGTCATACTTTTCCATATCGAGTTGCTCGACACGTAGTTGAGTTTATCCAAGAATATGAATAAAATTACCAAACCAAACCACTTTATTACATCCGTGGTTTATGCAAACCTCAATGTATAAACAAAAAACGCTTTATATTCTTTTTTGAACCAAATAAAAAATATGATGAATAATAAATGAAGTTGGAATTAATTATATTTGGTATAACCGGATTATTTATTTATAATACTTTTTATGACAATAAATTTATCAAACTGGTGTATTCATACAAGAAATATTATCAAATGATTGGCATTTGTTTTGCTGCGTATTCTTTGTATATTATGATTCGGAAAAACCCCAAGGATACAAAAAATATGATTTTGTATGCCAATCAAGCCGTAAAGCATTTGCCAATTGATAAAACAGCCATGGACATGTTGACGCCTATTTTTGACTTTACTTCTGGCGGAACCAGTTTTATGGAAACTATGAACCAAAATATATACACCGATGCTTACCAACCATCTATTTACCCACAACCACAAAATCAACCACAACCACCAACTAAATCTGTCAAGCGTTCGGTGAGCGAAACGAAGAAAAAATATGTTGCGTATATGCAGGATTGGAAATGTGGTTCGTGCGATGCTAAATTAACACATACTTTTGAGATAGATCATCAGACACGATTAGAACATGGAGGGGGAAATGAAGTAAATAATTTAATTGCGTTATGTCGCGAATGCCATGGACAAAAAACTGCCACGGAAAATATGTAAGATATTTTTTTATCTTCTTTCATATATTATTATATTATTTTTATTCGGGTTATTTTCCAACAGATAAAATAACATATTATAATAATGGCTGCTTTATTTTGGACGGAAAACCCGAAAATATTAATAACAGATATGCAAATTTTTATTCATCCGGACATGACGTTGGAGGAAAAAAACAATGCTATTTCACGATTGGTTATTTTGCTGACCGTCGCTGGATTTTGTTTTACTGGACGTCTTTCGTTGCTTATTGTGGGGGGGATTACGTTGGCGACCTTGGTTGCATTGTATACTACACAATCTAAGAAAAATAAACAATTGCAAAAAATCGAAGGGTTTAAAACCGACGACGTAAAAGGCGGGGAAAATTATCAACTTGATAAAGATGCTGCGGAAATAAACGATTTCATTACAACCAGTTCCGCGGATTTAAAAAAAGTCCCCCTTTCTAAATTCAATCCGATTAATAAAAAAAACCCCATGGGAAATGTATTGTTGACAGAAATTTACGACAACCCAGACCGAAAATCTGCACCGCCATCTTTTAATCCCGACGTTTATCAAGACATTAACGCCGCCACCAAAAAACAAACACAATATTTGAACCCGGGGATAAAAAACACAGATAAACAATTATACGGGGATTTAGGAGATAATTTTAAATTCGAAACCGAAGGAATGCAAAACTTTTATACCACCGCCAATACACGTGTTTGTAACGACCAAGGCGCATTTGCACAATTCTTGTACGGAGACATGCCGTCTGCCAAAAGTTCTGGACCAGATGGGGCGTTTGCTCGTGTGCAAGATAATCCTCGTTATAACTTATATTAAATTGCAAACTACCTAACTATGACTAAAATATTAAATTAACTTATATAGGGATTTATTATTTTATTATTTTTTCAATCTAAACTAACAAAAAATAATATATAATTGATTTTTTACAAACCAACATTTATGGGTTATATCCGTCTTCCGCTCCATAAAAAAACCATCGCAGAGATAAATAACTCGCATCTTTTATACCCAAAATTGTTTCCCCCGTTATCTTGGTATTTGGTCCGTTTTTTATTAAAGATGATATCGATGTGGAGCCGAGAGCATAATTGTAATACCACAAATTAGAAATATACCCAGAAAACCCACCATTAGGAGCAACGTATACATCGCCATAATTTTGTTTCGGTACTCCATGTAAAATATGGCTTTTCGCCACAGTTCCATTAATATACACATCCAAGTTGGTGTTTTTGCAACGAATCAATACATTAACCCATTTGTTTAAAGGTACATCATTAATAATAACTTCTTCGTTAATCACATTAAACGTATTCATCACTACTACCAAATTATTGGTATTCGGAGTAATGTATAACCCAGGAGAATTATTGGGAAAGTTCATCCCCACATAATCCGTGATTTCATTATTGTCGGCAAGGTCGTTGTTGGAAGAACCGGTCATTTGCGTCGCATAATCGTTTCCTTTGTAAAAAACACAACGATATTTTTGTGTGTCTATATCATCTCCATTGATAAAAACCCACACAGACCAGGTGAATTCAATGCCATCTGTTTCATTAACGGAACGATTTAAAGTTACTGCCCCTGCTTCGTTTGGGTTTTGTGGAATTACCATTGGGTTGGAAGACGCATCAATAGTACCTTGAACTAGTTTAGCCGTATTGCTTGGACCCAAAAAATATCCTAAAATAGTCATCCCAAGTCTAAAAGCCAATATAAATGCAAATACAACTAGCAATAAAAACCCCAGTTTAGCAACAATACTGTTGGACCGAAAAAAATCATCCGTGGCGTTTAAATATTTATTGTTCGTCTCAAATTTTAATAATTGTGGTTCTGAGGATGCAGAGGAGGATGTTGGAGGAGCATTCATTTGTTTATTATTTTATTATATTTTTGTTAGTTTAGAGTGAAAAAAGATGGGATAAATATTAATAAAATATTTATTTAAATTAAAAACACCTCTATGAAAATATCTATTGGTCCATATCATTTTCGGTTAGAAGTAGTTGTTCTTATTTTTATCCTCTCCTTTTTAGCATTCGGACATTTGTTATGCTCCTGTGCTACTATTAGTCTTATAGATGCTATCGGGCAAATTAAACAAGGAGTTCAAAATACGGCACTTGCGATGAAAAAGGAAGGAATGTTAAAGGAGGGTTTTGCACCAAACAATTTTGCCGAGGGTCCTCAATTTGCAAAAAGCGGGTCCCCAGGAACAATTCGTAATCCCGATACGTGGGCTGCACCTACGCTAACCTATTCATCGGCGTCCAAAGCAGACGCAGGAGTTAAAAAAATCATGGATCGTGTGTCCCAACCAATTCCTCTTCCTAAAAACGAGTTGGATATGTTTGCCACCACTCCTTTTAAACCCGAATGTTGTCCCAATACGTATTCCAATAGCATGGGTTGTGCATGCATGACCACTACACAATACGATTATTTGATAAACCGTGGCGGAAACAATGTTCCATATAGCGAATATTAACAATTTTGAAATAAGTTTTGTTCTTTTTGAAACAAAAAGATTATAAAAAATCGGCGCTAAACCTATATTGCTTTTTTAATAATCAACAATGCTGTCTGCATCATTGGATAATTGTTTTGTTAGTTTGTAGAATAAAATGCTATGTAAAACAAAAAAAATGATTTACATTTTCACAATTTATGTTGTTTTAATATTTGTTTATCGTTTGTTAACACTATATAACAAAATAAAATGTCAAAACAAACATCGTATACTTCTTCTAATTGTAAAGATAAAGTTTGGAATTTAGCCAAACCAATTAAAAATAAAGACCCATCTAAATTTAGAAAAGATCCATATGGTGATCAAATATGTAAAAATTCTTATGGTAAAAGAACTGAACAAGGTTGGGAAATTGATCATATTAAACCTCAATCAAAAGGCGGAAGTAATACTATAAGAAATTTACAAGCATTAAAATCAACAACTAACAATAAAAAAAGTGATTCATTAGTTAAAAAATCAAGACATTCGCAAAAATAAATTTATTGTAATATAATTAATTTAATAATATTTTTTACCTTTTTAGCCACGTAAAGCCATCTTTCGCGGATGCTCCTCGCATTTTGAACAAAAACTCTCCATATTACTCTTCAAAATACTCTCCAAAATACTCTCTTCCTTGATAATTGTCATCATCATCACCATTTAACCAACGTTCTCTTCTTATCTTTCTTTCTCTTTCCATTTTTATTTGTTCCCAACTTTTTTCTTTTGGTTTGGAACTTGAAGGATGAACCAATTTGTCACCCGTATCATCATCCAATTCAACAACAAAAGTTGCTGTATTTAGCACAGTAGGTACTGTTGATGTCTTTAATTCAAATTTAACATCATTTGCAACAATGGTTGTTGTTTTTGTGAGTTTTTGAGATATGTTCATTTTAAAAATATTAAAATAACATAAATTGTAAGTTACATAAATCCCCAATTTTTCAACTGATCTAAATTGTGAGGATGAAACCGATTTTTTATCAAGTCTTTTTTGATGATGCAACGTTTCGCAATGGCTTGGTAATCATAGGTAAAGATAGCTGGGTTTTGGGATAACCAATTCCAATGAATTTTATTTGGATACTTTTCCAAGAGATGTATCGCGTTTGGATTAATAGATAAGTTATACCAATAAATTTTATTCAGATTCTTTTCCAACAGAGATATCGCGTTTGGATTCCAAGATAAGTTAGTCCAATCAATTTTATCCGGATACTTTTCCAACAGAGGAATCGCGTTTGGATTCATAGATAAGTTATACCAATTAATTTTATACAGATTCTTTTCCAAGATGGCGATTGCGTTTGGATTACTAGATAAACCATACCAATTAATTTTATCTATATTTTTTTCCAACAGGGCTATTGCGTTTGGATTCCAAGATAAGTTAGCCCAATGAATTTTATCCAGATTCTTTTCCAACAGGGCGATTGCGTTTGGATTACTAGATAACCAATACCAATTAATTTTATTCAGATTCTTTTCCAAGAGATGTATCGCGTTTGGATTGGAAGATAAGTTAGACCAATTAATTTTATCCCGATTCTTTTCCAACAGAGATATCGCGTTTGGATTCCAAGATAAGTTAGACCAATTAATTTTATCCAGATTCTTTTCCAACAGAGGAATCGCGTTTGGATTAAGAGATAAGTTAGTCCACTTAATTTTATTTGGATTCTTTTCCAACAGTTGTATTGCTTTTGGGTTTTCAGATAAGTGAATCCAATTAATTTTATCTTGTGGAACCCAGTCTTGAAGTTTCATCATTTTCATGAAATTCATCATCACAATGAAATTCAATTCATTTTTTATAAAAATAACAAAGGTCATTAACGTTGTTTGTGTGTAAGTTTACATAAAACCCCAGTATTCCAACTGGGTAATAATTACCTTTCATACATCATGCCCGCGTTTCCACTCTGAAAATAAACGACATTGATTCGCTCTTCGAACAAATGCAAATCAAAATTATAGTCATATATTCGCCAGGTTGGTTTATTCACCCCAATAACAACCCCAGTTGCGGGGTCACAAATGTTCATACTCTGAGCCAGTGGGTCCAACGGTGGCACTATTGTGTTAAATTCCAGTTCAATCGTATTGAATCGGCTCATATTAATTGCCCCCGATGGTTGTAAATCATACGGAGACGTATGTAGGCAAAAATTATAACAATATAATCCATTTCGACCCAATCCAGGAGTTCGCACATATTTTTCTATATAATTATATATTCCCGCTGCCTGCATATTTTCGCGATACTCTCCATCCAGCAAAATGCCCAGATTCACCAATATATCCCGAGTGTTTTCGGGCGAATATACCCCGCTAATAACTAACCCACTTGGACTACCATCTGGTTCTAATCCTGGTCCTAAACCAGATACAGTTACTCCATCCGACAAAGTAATCGTTGTTTCATCTGGGGCAGATACCACATCATGGGGCAAGAAATTGTAGGGCCAGTTAGTATAATTAGACCATTCATTTCGCTTGTTTGCATCACTCCGTTGAAAATAATACAAATAACTACTAACCAAACCAATCGCGTCCAATTGCACCCGATTCGCACCAGTCACGTTATAAAAGATAGATTCGTGAATTTGGCGAATCAAATATTTTTGATCTTTTTTCGCAAAAACAGCCTGCTCATCATTGGATAAAAACGCATACGTGCAATTTAAATGGATATCTGCATTCCACAATGTCCGAGTATCGCTATAAGAATTAATCCCAAGTTCTACATCTGGCGGAGACTGCAAAAAACGGTAAAATTGCTGAGTATAATCGTTGAAATTAGGCGCGACATAGGGAAAATTATTGGTTAAATCCAGCACATCGCGAATTTTAAATATCTCATTCACTGGTCGAAATGTAATATTAAAATGAAGTTCATTGTTTTGTAGCGAAACCAATGGAAACGCCATTTGACTTTTTAAACTGAACCAGTTATTAAGCGGAATGTATAAAATGCGTCCGCGAATCGACGGCTCTGCCCCCGCCACATTGCTGGTATAATATGCGTTTGGATAAGTATTTGAACGCGTCCCAGAATTCGCAGGGTCGTTTAACTCTCGTGTATTGCCAATCATTTGGTCGAACAAAGCCGTTTTAGTGCCTGAAAAATCGCGCTGTACTTCGGCTAATAAATAATCCCCCGAATATTCCTGTAGTGTATAATTGCCACACGTGATGGATATTTTACGAATCATTTTGGCTCCTAAATTATCAATCCACCGAAACTCATACGGCGCCCATTTGCCTGCGTCTCCGTCTTTGGTTTGTGGGGGGAAAATAGGACTCCAAATATTAGGAAGATTGACTGAAATATATGTATCCATCAGCAAATCGGCATATCGCGGAATTTTAAATGAAAAAACAGATTCTTCTGACATTCGCAAGGTTTTGGCACCCGCGTATTCTACGCGAAATTTTTGCAGCCCAAAATTCGTATATTCCGAAAAAGTAGTGGTAAAAAAAGATTTATTCGGATTTCCATTCAACATGATGTTTTCTTGTCCCGCGGAAACTAAATTTAGCAAACCGCCTGCCATTTTCTTACTACTGTCTTTTATTATATTTTTATATACTTTTTCATCTTTTTATTGTATAAAAAACTATGTAAAATAAAAATAATTAAAATTAAAAGTAGATAAGTGTTTGTTTGTTTTCCCTCTTTTAGAATAATGTTAAACTAACAAAAAACAAATAAATAAAACAATGCATTTGTTTTTTTGTTAGTTTAACATTATTTTTAAGAGGAGGAAAAAACAACCCTTAAAAAGCACCTGAATAAAATCCATTTTGGCATGTTTATTTATTTAACGATTCTTCAATTTGGTTTCGTTTGTGTTTATATTCCAAATAAGATATTTTTTATGTTATTTATAAATTATTTTTTCTTTTTCCAATCCTTTTAATCGTGTTACAGTTTTTCACATCTGTATGTTTTGTTTGTTTCTCTATTCAACATTTTGTTAATTTCAAAAGTTTTTGTTCTAAATACGTTTTTTATTGTTTTCATAAATTACACATATATTCAAATCCTATTTAATTTATAATAAATTAAATATATACTTATATAAAAATGAATAATTTATCTCTTTTAGAAGTTTATAATTTTAATAAAAAAATTAGAGGTGGTTGTAAAAATGACGGTGGATATGTATTCGCCCTTTTGGATGGTGAATATGATTGTTATATTTCTGCTGGAATATCTAATGAAGAAAGTTTTTCACGAGATTTTATTAATACATACAATATGCATAAAGATGATTGTTACGGATTTGATAAAACTATTAACAATTATCCTTATCGTTATACAAAAAATATACAATTTTTCAAAAAAAATATAAGTAATTTTAGTGATAAGGACCATACTGATTTATCACATTTGACTGATAAATATGGTAATATTTTTTTAAAAATAGATATTGAAGGTGGTGAATACCCGTGGTTGTTGCAAATAAACGAAAATGAGTTGAATAAATTTAAACAAATTATAATAGAATTTCATGGAATTACAAATGATAGTTGGGGTTGTAATTATGATGATAAAGTAAAATGTTTAGAAAAATTATCACAAACACATTATATCGTTCATGCACACGGTAATAATAATTCACCAGTAGTGAATAATATTCCTGATGTTATTGAATTAACTTATGTTAATAAAAATTATTTTAATTCGGTTCCTGAATTGAATAAACGACCTTTACCAATTCCTAATTTAGATTTTCCAAATAACGGTTCAAAACATGATATTAAATTAAATTTTTATCCATTTGTAAAATCGGCATTTTAAACGTCCAAAGAATGCTTATCAATATAAAAGTTAAAGAAAATATGATAAATAGTAAAAACACAAATAAACAAATAAACAAATACAATGTCTTTTTTTGTTTATTTGTTGGTATCCTGTGATAATAAGTCCACCTATGTTGGGGCGTCGGTAAATGTAGAACATCGTTTGCGACAACACAATGGCGAACTAGTTGGCGGAGCCCATGCGACTAAAATGAAACTGCATTTGGGGAAATGGAGTCGAGTGGTTTATATATCTGGATTCCCCACATGGAAGGATGCACTACGGTTTGAATGGCGATGGAAACAAATTACACGAAAAATCAACTCACCCAAAACATCAATAAATAGTGCGATAAATCGCCGAATGATTGCCTTGCACACTTTATTGCAATTGCCCAAGAGCACTACGGCGGCGGTTCCGTATGAAAAATGGACCACACAACCACATATGCATTTTGAAAACACCAACGCAGAATTGTTTTTCCAGAATATTAATAAAAATAGTTTATAAAATACAAGTTTAAAACAATTTTTATTAATATTTTATATTGTTAAAAAAAATGAAATTAATATATATGCAAGTATAAAGCAATGAGTAAATATAATGTCGCAACCAATCATCCGCTGATCCCCAACGCCAACGAGTATTTAAATGAACAGCGATATATAAGCATTCATTCAGAGGACCGAGATATTTTGAAATACCCCAATTCAGCAGAATTCGAGATAGAATTGCCACAAGATTATCTCAACGTCCAATCCATTTCTCTCACTTCATGGTCTTTCCCGTCTAATTATAATGTGTTTTCTGATTTTAATACCAATCGAAAAATGAGTTTCAATTTTAGTTTAGTATATAATCCCGCAGATCACACTGGTGTTGTAGATGCAAATGCACAAGCAATTCACGATGTTTTGGTGGCAGATTTAAGTCATGAATTTATCATTACAATTCAGGAGGGGTTTTATTCTCCCGATGAAATGGCTAAAGAATTAGAAACTAAATTCAATGCAGCGGTGAATTATTACGTGATGGAAACCGATCCGAGTTTATATAATGCGTACAGTGCGTTTAAAATTGTATACGATACCGTGCAGCAAAAATTATGGTTTGGAAACGAACGAGACCAGTTTTCACTTATAAACGAATCGCTTATTTTCGGAAAAACCGAGTTGTTAAATTCTCGATGTTCCCGAAAAAATGTGTTGCCCCAGTTTGCAAATTGGGGATTGCCCGCCTATCTCGGATTTACGCGATGCAACGTCGTTTCTGAATCCCTCAATTATAACATAACATTATTGCAGGAAGACTCCAACGTGGCCCCATATGGAACATTAGCAGGAAATACAATAATTGTTCCACGCATGTATGCATCCGACAATTATTTTTATAATAGTTTAGATGTCAATTATATTAACCCACAATCGGGAATGTGGTTGCTACCAGACAGTAATTTAACCGATTCTCAAGTATTTTTCATACATACACCAATGAAAATAAATTTAATGGGGTATGCGTATTTTTACATGGAGATTAATGGGTTGAATTGTTTGGACGAAACATCTCCATATAATGTTTCCGAGTATACCACCACCACGAATAAAACCAACGGAATAGTGAATTCGGCGTTTGCTAAATTATCAATACCCACAACTCCTATTTCGCAGTGGTATGACGACACTGCTCCAACTTATAAATGGTTTAATCCCCCCGCAGAGCGAATCCGTAAATTAAAAATTAAATTGCGATATCATAACGGACAATTGGTGGAGATGGGTTCTTTTGAATATTCGTTTATGATTGGTTTTAACTTGATGCGACCACAACTGGACCGTAAATCTACTGTGTTTACGTTATACTAATTATATTGACAAGTTTAAAAAAAATAAAATTCAGAGGAATTTAACATAATTTGTATTTTTTATTTTAATATTGGTAAAAGTTAATTATTAAAATGTCTGGGATAAAACTCCGAAACGTTTCCACCGCGGAAGGGGTTGGTGCATTAAATAAAATAATTAAGGACGGCAATAAACATGTGTTTGTACTGGTCTTTAATGAAACATGCGGTCCATGCATTGCAACTCGACCCGAATGGGATAAAATAAATACAAAAAACAAAAAAGATAATGTGGTTGTGGCTGAAGTGAATTCTAATATTTTAAACGACAATCCTATTTTGCACATAGAAACCATCTCAGAATACCCAACCATCAAACATATTCATAATAATTCCACACATCCATACAATGGGGACGACCGAAATGTTGCTTCTTTTGAAAAATGGATTCAAGATTCTGTGCCGATGTACAAAAAACAAATGCGTGATAAAAAGTCAAAAAAGAGTAAAACGATAAAAAAAGGCGGAAGAAAACGAGGCAGAAAACTTAAATCAAAAAAAGGAGGAAAAACAAGAAGAATTCGGGGAAGAAGATGATAAAATAATTAAATTGGAAATTATTTGGTCGTTTATTCTTTCAATCCTTTTTACATTCTAAACTAACAAAATAATAATTTAAAATATTCTGCATTTTTATTTTGTTAGTTTATTAAAATCCAAATTGGAAATAATTTTATTTATTTTCTTTTAATTAATTGGATCAACAATTCGCGTTGGAGGTGGCTAGTCGGCGTTTTAATCGGCGGTTAGCAATGGTGGATGCTCCAACTCCACTACCCGATACATATGTGTTGTATATATTTTGATATGTATTGCAGTTCATGTTCCCGCCTGGAGCCATTCGGGTGCTTCTTGCGCACCCAGACCCGTTATTTTTTTTATACAAAAATCCGGGAAACCCGATGGAATTTCCATACCAAAATTGTCCGTAGGAGTTACTACTTGTTTTTAATGAAAATCGGGGTGTATTGATACTCATTTAATATATTAATTATTTTATTCTTATATTTATAATATTTTTAACATAAAATGGATTGTTTAACTACTCAACATTTTACCCCCCCTATTTTGTACAATGAAAAAACTAGAGTGTTGGATGCAGATATTATACAAGATTTGGAATTAACCAAACTTATTTCGACTATAAACAAAGACAATGCAAACGAAACCAATGAAAATTTGGATGAACGGGATAAACCCATTTATGAATATATATATTCCCCAACTACTTCTTTAGGACATGCTATTTTAGAGCAAATAACCCCATATTATACAACCGATATAAATTACTTGAAAGATATACAGACGATTATTCAATTGCCCCCCAACACCAAAGAAAAAGAAGTAGAAAAAGAACAAATTATTGTTAATAAAATGCAAGGTGCGTGGAAAAAAATAAAAGAAGAAACTTCATTTTGTAAAAAATATTCCTTTTTAGAATGGGATTTCGTTAAAGGACTCAACACAAATTCTTTATTTTTACAAATAATGAGCATCTTTAATTTGGCATCTCCCCTTATTTCACTGTGTTCACCGTTGGTTATTTTAATTATTCCATTTTTTATTCTTAAAATAACACAAGTACCAATTACTGTTTTGGAATACTGTAAAATTTTAAAAGGTTTTATAGAGTCTAATCCTGTATTTAAAATATGTAGTCAGTTTTCTACCTTAAAACCGAGTCAACTATTATATGGAACCATGTCGGCTGGATTTTACATATTCACTATTTACCAAAATATAATGGCGTGTGTGCGCTTTTACTTAAATATTCAAGATATTTATGGCTATTTATCGGATATTCGAAACTATTTGAAAATAACCTTGGAAAAAATGCAAAATTATGCCAAGCGAATTTCCAAATTTGTTAGTTTAGTTCCTTTTAAACAGGCTTTAGAAATAAAAATATTGGAAATTCGTGATTGGAAAAATCATCTGGATGCTCTTTCTTTTTCTTCTCCTTTTTCGTTTGCAGCAATAAAGCAATACGGACAAGTATTAGCAAACTTTTATACTATATATGACAGTGACGCTTGTGCGACCATGGTATCTTATTCCTTTGGGTTTCACGGATATATGGAAATAATGGAGCAATTGGAAAATCGTGTTAATTCTGGTTTAGTACGCTTGGCAACTTTACCCCTTTCTAAAAATAAAAAGAAACAAACTAACAAATTGAAAAATCAAGAGAAAAATAAATGCAAAAAAAGTAAGAACAAATTTCAAGGAATATTTTATCCTAAATATCTTTCTTCTGCATATGTAATAAAAAACGATTGTTCATTGTCAAAAAATATAATTATTACCGCCCCAAATGGCGGAGGAAAAACAACATTACTTAAAACTGTAATGATTAATGCGTTGCTTTGCCAACAAGTTGGAGCGGGCTGTTTTGACCACGCAATCATAGATGCACCTTTCACCCAATTTCATTGCTATCTTAATATTCCTGATACATCTGGACGAGACAGTTTGTTCCAAGCCGAGGCGAGACGATGTAAAACAATTTTAGACGAAATTAATAAAGGAGAAAAGGAAGAAAAGGAAATGCATTTGTGCATTTTGGACGAATTGTATTCTGGCACCAACCCAGAAGAAGCCGTAGAATCGGGTACCGCATTTATGAAATATTTGTCAAAAAAAAACAACGTATCATGTATATTGACTACTCATTATACGCAGTTGTGTAAAAACTTGGAACCGAATAAAAAAATAATTAATATGCAAATGGGTGTAAAATATAATACAAATTCAGAAACTAATCAAGAATCTAATCAATTTACATGTACTTTTAATTTATCCAAAGGAATGTCCACTGTAAAGGGGGGATTAAAAGTGTTGAAAGATTTGAATTATCCCGCAGAAATGCTAGTTTGAACTATCCAATAAAAATTCCGTTAATCAATCAATCTAATAGGGCTTCTTCCATTTTCAGGAAAAATGATTTTAATTAATTACAATTAAATTAATATAACAAACATGTCGGATTCTTTGTGGATAACCAAAAAAAGCAAAAAAAACATACTCTTAGATAAAATGTATTTTATGGAAAAATGCAAACACGGGGATGAAAATATATATAAAGAACTAAATGCAAATACGAATAAAATAAACCGAAAATTAATAAAATCAAACAATTATAAAGGATTTCGTCTTGCATGCGAACACGGTCATTTATCTCTCGCTCAATTTCTTTTGTCAAAATTAGAACCGTCCGTTTATATGCTTGTTTTTAAGTCTGAAAAATATTACGCATATCATTATGCATGTATTAACGGTCATTTATCAACCGTTGAATGGCTTTATAAAATAAACACCGAATTGCAACTTGAAACTGAATCAATTAATACAAAATATAAAATAAATTATAATTTTATATTTGAACAAATGTGTCAAAAAATAATAGAAGAAAAACAATACAACATAATACATTGGTTGTTTCCAAAAATAAAAAAACAAAATTTAATGTTAATCATAAACAACGACTGTGTATTAGATAAGGTGAAATATCAGTTAATAGATTTAATTAAATCAACACAAGATTCTCCATTTTTCATTACACTCTTTGAAATTATATGTTTTAGTGGAAAATTAACAATAGCACAATATATTTATACCAATTCATTGATAACAGAATTAAATTATAAAATACATAAGTGGGATAAATTATTTAAACGGATTGCATATAAAGTATATGAACTTCGTGATTGGTTGGATAAAATAGAAGATAGGGAAGAAATATTGGGTTGGATTATTTCTCTGTTTCCAACTCGTTATTTTAAAAGTGAAAATAAATACTATGTTGTTGAATTAAAACCTAGAATTGAAATTCCTATCGAATTAAATAAAGTAAAAACTATATGTAGCAATTGTAATGTTAAAATATCAGACATTATTACCAGTTGCGGACATCAATTGTGCAACGAATGTCTTCATAATTCGTCTTTACATGACGCATGTTTCATTCTTTGTCCTATTTGTACCATGTTTACTATCACATGTTATCAAAGTTCGTATGATTACACCGCCATGAAATTAAGTATGCGGAATTCCTTTTACAAAGAATTGATGATAAATAGATTTCAACCAAAAAATATTACCAAATTTTCGGAATGGGGAATAGATGGGTTTTAAATGTGCAAATGTGTAATATACCAAATGGCTTGTAAAAAACAATCGGACAAGTCATCTTTTTTTTTGCATGATTGATAATAAGATTTCCACGAATAAAGAGATTCGGTGGTTTTTAAAAAGTCAAGACAAACATATATAGATTTATTTTTTCGTTTGTTGTATTCTTTTTTGTTATTGGTAGACTTTTTAAGCGCATTCTCATCGTTGGCATTGTTATTGTTGTCATAATCTTTTAATTTGTTGGTTGCACTAATAAATTCGATGGTTGCTAAATTATTTCGCATTAAAAAATACTGCATCAACATTCCTTGCACGGTCTTCATTTTTGTCGCCAATGGACCTATTTGATTTTCTATAATAACCCGATCTAAATCACACAAATTTAAAGAATCAAAATAAGCAATGATGTTTTTGCCAATAACCTGAAGAGGACACTCGGTACTTTTTATTTTTTTTATTTTGGGTTGAATTAAAAATAATCCATGGACATTGTAGTGGTCGACTAACAAATTTAATAAATCCACCTTTTTATATTTTTTTTCATTATTGGTTTCACTTTGTTCATTATTGGTTTCGCTTTGATTAAAGTTTATTTTATATTTATTTAACAATTCTTGCAATACTTTTAATGGTTGTTTTTTTAAAAAAGATGGAATTAAATCATCTGCCAAAAAATAAACATCTTTTGCTGCATGTGTGTTGCAATAATAATGCGTTTCTTTTGTATTGTCTTTTTCGTTTCCGTTTTCGTTTCCGTTTTCGTTTCCTTTTTTATATGTGGCGTTTTTGCTGCATTTTTTTTTATTTGCATTTAAGCACGAGCATTTTATGCAAGGCGGAGGTGATTTTTGGAGAAAAGAAGAAAACGAATTCAATTTTAAATCGGTTAAATTTACAATAACCCAATGATTTAAAATCATTCCGTCGATTGGATTTGGAATCGTTGCATCCATTGGGTTATTCGTTGTTAAAACACAAAATGAGCAATTTTTTATCCCAACGTCAATGCTGATTAATTTCATAATAAATAGTAAAAATTATATTTATGTTGTTATTGTACTATTTTCGGCAAAAATATTAATTATCGTAAAATAATTAAAAAGGTTCGCGTCATTCATAGCATTGCACCATTAATAAATTATTTATAAAACCCATCGTTTATTTAAACTCCAATGTTCATTTAAACAATGGGGGATTCTCCTCATCCGCCTCGCATCCCACCACCAATAGGGGGAGGCAGTGGACCTCATCCACCTCGTCGGGTTCTTCTCTTGCGTCTTGTTTTTTGTCTTTGTTTTTTGCGTTTTGTTTGACTTTTTCCTCCCGTATAATGATTGTAATTATCCATACAGTTGGTGCTGTTGTTTAACGTCCAATATGGGGCTGGATTAGCCAATGCAGATAAATTATATGGTAGTTCTGTCCCCGTCGCATAGGTTGGTGTATTTGGGACATTGTTGGTTGTTCCTCCTCGACTTCTTTTTCTTCTTCTACTACGTTTTGTTTTTTTTCCACCACGATTGGATGTTCTTTTTTTATTAAACCTTTTTTTTCTTTTTCCTCCCGTCCATTTTCCACTTGCAGCAACAATATTGGAAGACGGAGAAGGCAATACATTGCAATTCGTAGACGCGGGGTTTGTGTTGTCTGTAAAAAAACCAGTGTTGTGAGACGCAGCCGCCGTTCCAAATGGTCCGTCGGTTAAACTATTTGGGTTGGATAAATAACTCATTTATATAATGAATTATTTTTATTTTTATTTATTATTATGCTTACGCTAATTATTAGATAGATATCAGACATTATATATAAACATAATAATGCTTACACTATTCGCCCAACATCATAAATTAATACGGATATTTTACATAAATCCCCAATTTTCAAACTGGTCCAAATGGCGAGGATGAAACCGATTTTTCATCAAGTCTCTTTTAAATATACCACAACGTTCCGACATGGCTTGGTAGTCATAGAAAAAGATGGACGGATTACTAGATAAGTAACGCCAATTAATTTTGTCTGGATGCTTTTCCAACAAAGGTATTGCGTTTGGATTGGTAGATAACTCATGCCAATCAATTTTGTCTGGATGCTTTTCCAACAAAGGTATTGCGTTTGGATTCATAGATAACCAAAACCAATTAATTTTATCCGGATACTTTTCCAACAAATGTATCGCATTTGGATTTCTAGATAAGCAATTCCAAACAATTTTATTTGGATTCTTTTCCAAGAGATGTATCGCGTTTGGATTGTCAGATAAGACACTCCAATCAATTTTATCCAAATTCTTTTCCAAGAGTTGTATCGCGTTTGGATTTCTAGATAACCAATTCCAATTAATTTTATGAGGATATTTTTCCAACAGGGCTATTGCGTTTGGATTCCAAGATAAGAAACCCCACTCAATTTTATCCAAATTCTTTTCCAAGATGGCGATTGCGTTTGGATTCATAGATAAGTAATTCCAATCAATTTTATGCGGATTTTTTTCCAAGAGATGTATCGCGTTTGGATTGGAAGATAAGTTAGACCAATTAATTTTATCCTGATTTTTTTCCAAGAGATGTATCGCGTTTGGATTGTTAGATAAGTAAAACCAATTAATTTTATCTAATGGGATCCAGTTTCGTAGTGTCATTTTTGTCTAAATGATCGTTTCATATTAATATATAATCATTTTTTACATAAATCCCCAATTTTCAAACTGGTCCAAATTGCGAGGATGAAACCGATTTTTCATCAAGTCTCTTTTAAATATACCACAACGTTCCGACATGGCTTGGTAGTCATAGAAAAAGAAGATGGACGGATTACTAGATAAGTAACGCCAATTAATTTTGTCTGGATGCTTTTCCAACAAAGGTATTGCGTTTGGATTGGTAGATAACTCATGCCAATCAAT